TTTTTAGGTCTAACTTTTGGGGGTCGGTACATTGAATTAAATCCGGCTGTTCTTTTTTGCTTAAAAGTGGCGAAAAAGAGAGAGTTTAGTGAAAGAAAATACCATTATTACAGGTGGCGCCTTGGTTTCCCTTTTAACAGGGGAGACGGTGCATGACTACGATGTATATTTCAGAACAAAAGATGCGTGTATTGCAGTTGCAAAATACTATGTTGATAAGTGGAACGATATGCACAAAGATAAACCAGTCACTCTTATGTGGGGAGAAGAATTGGCAAAAGTGACTGGTAGTGATAATGGTTCGGTAAAATGTTTTGTCCGTTCCAAAGGAATTGCAGATGAGGATGAAGTGAAAGGGAATTCCGTTTCTTACAATTTTGATTCCACAGCCGAGGAAGACGAAGCGGTTGGAATGGAACACGAACAGGAAGAGACAGATTCGGATTCCAAGGAAAAATACAGACCGTGCTTTATTACCAGTAATGCAATCAGTCTTTCTAACAAAATACAGATTGTTACGAGATTCTACGGAGAAGTAGAGGAAATTCACAAGAATTATGATTTTGTTCACTGCACTTGCGCTTGGAGTTCATGGAATAACGAAGTATTTCTTCCTCAAAAAGCATTAGAGTGCATTATAAACAAGGAATTGTATTATGTAGGCTCTAAATATCCACTTTGCTCTATCATCCGCACGAGAAAGTACATTGAACGTGGTTACCATATCAACGCTGGTCAGTATGTAAAAATGTGTATGCAGTTAAACGAACTGGATTTGAAAGATGTAAAAGTCTTAGAAGAACAGCTGACTGGCGTAGATACAACTTACTTTCAGATGATGGTTGAAGCATTACAGAAGCACATGGAAGAAACAGGTGATTCCAAGGTTGACACAACGTATGCAATGGAATTGATAAATAAGTTGTTTTAGATGGCGAGGTGTAAGAGTGCAGTATATCAAAGCAAAATTCCCAAACAGCACCAGAAGTTATACATACCGCACCGAGGATTCCGTAAAAGCCGGTGACAAGGTTGTAAATGCCAAATGTGCGAAGCTGACAGTTACGGATGAAACCGTGGATATGAAGTGGGTAGAAACCTACGGTGCTGATAAGGTGGCAGTTGTGAAGAAGTGTGAAGAACCGGAAAGCGGTGGTGACGATGAGAGTTAATCCATGTAGATATTGTGCATTGTCTGTAAACCTTAATGGAAAGCATTGTTCAAGGTATTCTTCCGAAGAGTGCGCAAAATGCGAGAACATTCAAAAACACAGGGAATACCTTTTAAGTCAGCGAAAATTCGCAGAGGGTGAGCAGATTACAAGCATTGAGGAACTTTTGAAACAGGAATGGGTAATGTGGTATCACAGTACAAAGCACATAGAGGTTTTCAAGAATATGCAACTCAATCTTGTTTTGAAATTTCTTAAAAATGGAGCATTTAAAAAAGCAATAAGGAAAGAAAGCGAGGAAAAATAATTATGGCAGAGAACACAGCAGTAGCAAAGGCAGAGGAAAAGAAAGAGGAAAAGACAGAGGTTGCACACAGCAACAACAAGGTTACAGACTATAGCCTTGGAATTTTTGGAACATCAGATAATTTCATTATGGCTATGCAGATGGCAAAGGCGTTGGCGAGTTCAACTATCGTTCCGGCAACATTCCAGAAGAACGATGCAAACTGTCTGATTGCTATTGAGCAGGCGCAGAGACTGCGAGTAAGCCCACTGATGGTTATGCAGAATCTGTATGTGATTCAGGGTAGACCGTCTTGGAGTTCAAAGTTTCTGATTGCGGCAATCAATAATTCCGGCAAATTCGATATGGAATTACAGTTCGAGGAAACCAAAGATAAGGATGGCAAGCCTTATTCGTGTCTCGCTTGGACTACGAAAAATGGTCGTAGAGTTGAGGGTATGACCGTGGACATGGAAATGGCTAAAGCCGAGGGATGGCTTGGTAAGAACGGTAGTAAGTGGAAAACCATGCCACAGTTAATGCTTCGATACAGAGCCGCTTCATTTTTTTCTAGTCTGAATTGTCCGGAATTAACAATGGGACTGTATACGAAAGAAGAGATGCAGGACAACGATTTCAAGGAGTATCCTATGGAAGATTTGCAGGAACAGGTTAAGCATGAAGTATCCGAAAACGCAAATACAGAGGATTTTCCTGTTGAGCCGGAGGTTGCCGAAACTGTGGAAGAGCCAAAGATGGCAGATAAACCGGAAAAGGTAGAGACGGAAGTTGTTGAGAATGACAATGATTTGCCGGACTTCATGAAGTAGGAGGATAGAATGAACTTTCCAAAATCTGAATTGAGTAAGCAGGATGCATTGCACCTATGGATTACTTGCCGTTCGGAGTATGCCAAAGAGCAAATGTTCCTTACAAATTACGGAATTGTCTTTTTTGTTATGCAACGTTTAGGTATTCCAGCGTTTGATGAAGATATGTTTCAGATTGGTTCCATTGGACTTCTAAAGGCTATTGACACCTTTGATGCTTCAAAAGGATGTTTTTCTACATATGCTTTTCGACTTGTGAGAAATGAACTGCTTATGGAATTCCGGAAAAGTAAAAAATCAGTAAATGCAGCATTTTCATTAGATGATAATGTGGATATAGGAAATGGCGAAAGCGTTTCTTATGCTGAAATGATAGCAGATCGTAAGGATTATGAAGAAAATACAGTTAATTCCATGCTTGCTCAACAGATTTTTGAGGAATTGAGTCCGAGAGAACAACGTATTTTTATTATGTTTTTTGTGGAAGGGAAAACACAAAGCGAAATATCCAAAGCACTTGGAATTACACAATCCTATATTTCAAGGATTATTAAAGGAATAGGAAAAATAAAAAAGAAAGGAAGAAAAGCCAAATGAGAGTTATTAGCCAGGACGGCACGATTGATATGCCGTATGAACAGGTAATAATTACAAGACATGATAAAAGCATTTACTTAATGGAACATCTTACTGAGGACGTTGAAATTGCTAAATATTCCACGGAAGAAAAAGCAAAAGAAGCCATGGAAGAATTAAGAATGGCTTATATGTGCCATAATCTTGTAAAGATGGGGCAGACACCGCCAGATGGAATTGACGAAAAACTTACTATGGGTTTGAGTGGAGTATTTGAGTTTCCGGCGGATGAAGGATTGGAGTAGCATATGGAAGTTATATCATTTTTAGAATCCGTACAGAAAGGAATGGAAGATAACATTTACAACTTTTGCAGAGATGGGAAATGTAGCCAATGCGGTAACTGCTGTTCCAATCTTTTACCAATGAGCAGAAAGGAAGTAGATGCAATTCACAGATATATCCGTAAGAACCATATCAAAGAGTGTAGGCACCTGCTTCCTACTGTGAATCGACCATATGATATGACATGCCCTTTTCTTGATACGGACAAGAGTTGTGAGAAATGCAGAATCTATCCGGTTCGACCAGAAATTTGCAAGCAATTTATCTGTGACAATGAGCAGAGGGCAAAGCATAATCGGGCATTGTTGGGACAGACAAGACAGATTATTGATGTGAGGAGTGAGTTTTATCACAGAAATGGAAAATAGGCAGAAAGAAAAAATTACAAAAAGCCGAGAACGCGTCAAAAAGTTTGGAGAAGTTTATACGCCGGGCTGGATGGTACAAAAGATGTGCAATATGTTGGAAGATGAAAATGGTGGTGCAGAGTGTTGGAGAGGAACAGTGTTGGAGCCTGCGTGTGGTACTGGAAATTTCCTTGTGGAAATCTTGAAACGGAAACTGTCAATAGGAATGACTGAAACGGAAGCTGCAGAGACATTATTCGGCATTGATATTCTGGCAGACAACATAGAAGAGAGCATACAGAGACTTACGGATCTTGCACCGACAGCAGAAAGTATATTCAGAAAGAACATTGTTCAGGGCAACTTTTTAAAACCGGAAGGAATATGGTTTTTGGAGGATGCCGAATGAGAGAAAAAGCGGAAGACCCTTATGTATCTCTTGGTATATGCTCCAGATGTCACAAAGGCATATTGGGAACGCAGTACAAAATGTGCGCTGAGTGCCGGGAGAAGAAAGCGAAGGTAGAAGCTAAGAGACTTGCAAGGGAAACACCGGAACAGGCAGAAGCACGGAAAGAAAGAGTCCGTACCAGATATTACATGAATAAGTCCAGTGGAATATGCGTGAAGTGTGGAAAACGTAATGCAGTATGCGGAACTGTTTTATGCAACAGGTGTTTGGCAAAGAGGCGTTCGTGCGAGAAGTCCACAAGCCAAAGGGAGTACCGGGAGGATAAAGGATTGTGCATAATCTGTGGTAGACCGGCGGTATCTGGAAGAAAGCATTGTGAGGAACATTTAAAGATGCTACGGAAAACAGTTGCAAATGCAGCAAGCCATATAGACTACACGAAACATCCTTGGATAATCGATAATAAACACATATTTGAAAATTGAGGTGAAAGAGGTATGAAACTTAAAACATTAGGTTCTGGTTCATCCGGTAATTGCTACATGCTGGAGAATGACAAGGAAGCTTTGATAATCGAAGCCGGGTTGCCTTTTATGGAAGTCAAGAAAGCACTGGATTTCAATGTGATGAAAATTAAGGCTGTGATTACTACCCATTTCCATACTGACCATAGTCTTTATAGCTTACAATATGTGCAAGCTGGCATTCCTGTTTTTGAACCATGCAGACAGCCGATAAAAGATTCTGAAATGCGTTTTAGAAAAGGAAATTTTGACATAAGAGCATTTGAAAACCGTGATAAATCTGGAAGATGGCTACATAACAACGGAGACGGTTCAGAGTGTCCGTGCGTTGGGTTTTACATTACGCATCCAGAGATGGGAAGCCTTGTGTATGCAACAGACACAGAATACATCAGATGGCGATTTAATGGTGTTAATCACATCATGGTGGAAGCCAACTACGATATGCAGTTTGTGAACCGAGAAGAACCAAATTACGAGCACAGATTAAGAGGTCATATGAGTTTACTAACGGCACTTGACTTTATTTCTACTAACGATAATCCGGCATTGCGAAATGTCGTTCTAATTCACTTATCAGATAAAAGCGGAGATCCCGCACTATTCAAACAAAAGACAGAAGAAACAGTTAAATATGGATCAGATGTTTACGTGGCGGAACGTGGATTAGAGGTTGATATGAACCTTTACCCGTTTTAAGGAAGCGAGGAATAAGTGAATGAATAAAGTGATTTTAATGGGAAGATGCACCAAAGACCCGGAAGTAAGATGGTCGCAGGGCGAGAAGTCAACAGCTATCGGTAGAATTACTCTGGCGGTTGACCGAAAATTTAAGCAGGATGGACAGCCAACGGCAGATTATATCAATTGTCTTGCGTTTGGTAAAAGAGCAGAGTTTCTTGAAAAATATTGCAAAAAGGGAACAAAGCTTGTAATTGAAGGAAGCTGGCAGACCGGAAGTTACACCAACAAAGACGGTAATAAGGTGTACACCAATGAGTGTTTGATCGAAAGCTGTGAATTTGCAGAGAGCAAACAGGCTTCGCAGGACAACGGAAGTTACAAACCGCAGCCTATGACAGATTCGGATGGTTTTATGACTATTCCAGATGGAATTGAGGAAGAGTTGCCTTTTACATAAAAACTGATCTGGATAAGCTAATACAGTAAGAAGGGAGATATGTATGTTATTGATCGAGGACAAAGGTCAGAAAGAGGGTCAGCACATACTTAAGAATCGCTATTTTGATCGTAATGACATAGAGGTGCTACGAGCACCTCTTCCAGTTGGAGATTATGTTATCGCGGAAGAAACCGTTCTTGACGTTATAAGACGAAAGTCAGCAAGAAAGATGGAAGTTAAGAAGATGGACTTTATTGGAAGCTACAAGGTTGCTGTAGATACTAAGAAGGACATGCAGGAGATTACGGGAAACGTCTGCGGAAAACAGCATCCAAGGTTCCGGGACGAGTGTATTTTGGCGCAGAACAACAATATAGCACTGTATGTTTTGGTTGAGAACATGGATGGAATAAAAACTATTGAAGACGTTTTTCATTGGCACAATCCAAGGCTTGAGAGATACAACAAGATAAAGTACATGCACGGTATTGGAAAGTGGTTGAATGTACCGCTTCCAAAGGCACCGCCAACAAGCGGGGAAGTCCTTGGAAAAGCAATGCTTACAATGCAGCTTAAGTACGGAGTGGAATTTGTTTTTTGCAGACCGGAAGATGCAGGATCGCGTGTCATTGAGCTTTTGGAAGTAGAAAAGTGATAATTTTTTGGAACTTGAAGGAGATATTATGGCAAGTAAGCGGATGTTTCGTATAGATTTAGTGACGTCAGATGCTTTTCTTGACATGCCGCTCACAGCGCAGGGGTTGTTTTTTCATTTATGCATACGGGCAGATGACGACGGTTTTGTTGACTGCGCTAATAAAACAGTAAGAGAGTGCCAGGCTTCAAAGGAAGACTTGCAAATTCTCATTGACAAACATTATGTTCTTACTTTTCCAGGATCTAATGTTATTGTCATAAAACATTGGAAATTACATAACTGCATTCAAAAAGACCGTTATAAGCCAACCAATTATGCAGAAGAAAAATCAATGCTTTATACGAAAAGAAATGGCGCATACACCTTTGATGCTTCAAAAAATTTTTCCGGAGTGAATGCAATAAGGAGCGCAGGAAGCTCGCCGGGGAAAGAAGTGGAAGCGTGCATACCGCCATTGGCGGAAGTGGCTGATTATTGCCGTAAGAGGAAGAATGGTGTGAGCGCGGAATCATTTATTGATTACTACAAATCAATAGGTTGGAAACGTAATGGAGAAATAATAACCGACTGGAAAGCCGCATTAAGGAGTTGGGAGAAGCAGGAAAAAGAGAGTAACCCAAGATCAAAAAACAAATTTAATAACTTTCATCAGAGATCTTATGACTATGATGAATTAGAAAAAACTTTGGTGGAGACAAATGTTAGGGAAGGGCGTGATAAGAAATGATGGAAATGGGCGAATACGAAATTTGCAACAGGTACCGACATGCAAAGCATAAAGGTGAACAGTTGGAGATTCTTGCGGAACTAAACGACGTCACAAGGCACAAAATTATTGGAATTTTATTGGAAAACGGAGAAAATGTAAAACTTCCAATAAGAACAAGGGGAAGAAAACGCAATACGGATTTTACAGAAAAAGAATACCAGAAAGCATTACTTAATAGGCTCGATGAATTGGATGGTCAAATTTCTGATCGTGAAAATGAATTCAAAGATATATGCACAGTTCTTTTTGGAACTCGATTCGATTGAGATGAAAAGAAAGGAGAACTGATTCATGAGAAATAAAGATGAAGAACTTAGGCGAGAGGGAATGGCATATGCTCTGCGAATTGCAAAGGAGAATGGAATTGACTCTCTGGAAGAAGAGTGCCGCTTTCGCGGCGCAACAAAATTACCACTTGCGCTACCCAAGAATGCAATAGATGAATGCGTCAGCAAGATTAAATTAAATACCATAGACACGGTAACGATTTTGTCTGCAATGGTTTTGCACGATGAGTTTGACTTTGGTAAAAGCCACATACAGAGATTTGTTGATCGCTTCAATAAAAAGGCAGAATGCATCATGGATGATTATGCTACATGGGAAGATCAGATACAGATCTTGAAAGAAGAGTGTGGGTTGGATTTTAAAATTCGCAGAAATGACACTGATGTGAAAGTGAGATAAAGGTATGAAAGAAAAAACGCGCAACGATATAGGCGACGCGCTTAAGAGATTCAGAGAGGTGCCGTATCAGCTACGGTGCGGAAAGGAGCAGGGAAATGATTGAATGCATGAGAACAGTAGCGAGAAAGCCGGGGTTTGTGCAGTGGATTCCGGTAAGTGAGAGACTTCCGAAGAGCGGAGAATACATATTGCTGTCATTTGAAAACTTCTCTTTGCCTGTAGTTGGCAGATATGAGGGAAATAAAGATGAGGGTGGCAACTTCTATGTAGGGGATGACACGGAAACGTGCCTTGAGGAAGAGTTGATAGTGAATGCGTGGATGCCATTGCCGGAACCGTATAGAGAGTGAGGGAAAATAATGGAGAGTAGATATTTATATCGCGGCAAGCGGATTGATAACGGAAAATGGGTGGAAGGATATCTGTCATACCCATTTTGCACGGAAAAGGGCAACGAAAGTTATTATTTCTACGCAAAGGATAGTTTGGATTTCTTCTGTCATTGTGTTGTAGATGCATCTACCATTTGCCAGTGCACCGGACTTAAGGACAAGAATGGCAAGCTGATTTGGGAGAATGATATTGTTAAGTGCGGGAATAAAACAGAGCTTGTTGGTTGGGATCAAAATTTTGCAAGTTGGCGTCTACCCAAAAGAGGATGGTTCTACCGCCATATTTACGGGGATGCTTACAGTTCAGAGGATTGTGAGGTTATCGGAAACATATTTGACAATCTTGATCGTTTGGATGACGACGATGAAACCATATAGAGAAAGCGAGGCATGATATGAAAGAAGAAACGAAGATGGAGATAAGCGCGGCACTAACGCTATTAAAAAGCACACTGATAAAAAATGGTGTAAGAATTGCACTTGCCGGAAGTGAAGATGCTAGGGAAGATGATGGTCGCATTCTGTTTTTTGATACGGATGAATATTACAGAACCGGGAAAATGGATGGAGTATCAGTAAAAACCGTGGATTTAGTGAGGTAGAAATATGAAAAATGGAATACATCCTGATGGATACATAGCGAAAAAGAAAAAGACCAATGCAGACCGAATCCGGAGCATGACGGACGAGGAGTTGGCAGATTTTATTATCAATTTTGACAACCGTTTTGGTAAGGAATATGAGGGAGAACAGAGTTGTCTGTCATGGTTACAGAAAGAAAGCGAGGAATGAAGATGCAGGATAGATATTTATTCAAGGCAAAACGCAAGGATAATGGGGAATGGGTGGAAGGTTTTTATTTTTGTATGACGCATACTGATGGTAGGCACACACACCATTTCATTATTCCATTAGGAGCAGATTTGAGCCTAGGGACACCTGTTGAAAAAATACAGGTTGAGGTCGATCAATCTACCATCTGCCAGTGTACAGGTCTTAAGGATAAGAACGGAAAGCTGATTTTTGAGAATGATATTCTTTCAGGGCATATCGACGTTGAGTTTCCAGAAGATGAGACGAGAAAGCGTGTCGTGTGGCATGAAAACGGATGGTGCACGAATGAGACGGGCTGTGATGACTATGAGGAACTGGATGATTTTGATTCAGAGAATTTTGAAGTGATCGGCAATAAAATTGACAACCCAGAGCTGTTGGAGGTGTAGCCATGACGGAGAATAAAGCAATCGAAAGAATCAAGTACCGGATGCATACGGTGGAACAGGTAGCCGGGGAAAACGGAATGGAAGATCTGGAAATGGCGATCAAGGCACTGGAAGAGATTCAGCGCTGGCATACGTCAGTTGTTAATCCCAACATCAAAAATGAGTTTGCAAACCGTTCGACGCAGATTTGTGTGAACTGCGACCACAAAGATGAATACATCGAGGAACTGGAAGCAGAAGTGGAAGAGTACCGCACAATCGGCACACCGGAAGAATTGCAGGAGATGAAGAAAGATTTTGCTGAAGCGTTAAGCGACTGGCGGCAATATCGTAAGGTTGGAACTTTAGAAGAATGCCAGGCGGCGATGGAGAAGCAGAAAGCCAAGAAGCCTAGGCCAATCGATTACAAAAAATATATCGGTATAGTAAAAAATGCAGAGTATTTAAGAGGCGCTTATTGGTGTCTTAATTGTAATCAAGCTATTAAAAGTGGAACTTTTTGTAAGAATTGTGGTCAAAAGCTGGACTGGAGTGATGAAGAATGAGTGAAATAAAAGGTTACACAGTGGAAGAAGTTGCAGAACACAGAAAAGATAAGCTTGTTCGTGACTATAATTTTTGCAAGTCTAAATTAGCAGAAATCAGACGTCACGAACAGGAAATTGAAAGCATAAGAACCGCATATAACAAAATGATAGTCAAGTATAGAATGGAAAGCGTGAATAGAGTCATTGAATACATAAGGGCGGCAAAGATAACAGATGCTAAGGAGCTGGATACGCTTTTGTGTCACTGCCAGAACAAACTTGCGGGGAATATTGATGGAACGGAGCTGAAGTTATCAAGAAGTGGAGATGATGAAGAATGAGTGAAGATTTGAAACAATGCCCGTTTTGTGGCAAGAAACCCATAATCGAACATTGGAGCAGCGATGGAATGATGTATATGGTTAAGTGTAATAATCCAGATTGTCCGGTACCGTTGTTGTCTTATCCGAATGGGCACAATCTGGACGAAGTAATTACTGAATGGAACAGGAGGGCGAACGATGGGAAGACAGATTGATGCGGATGCGCTTAAAAGACTGATTGCAGGAATGGCTATTTCCAATAATTATCCTGCAAATAAGGCTAATGCACTGTGTGAGCTGATTGATGCACAGCCGACTGCCTACGACACTGACAAGGTTGTAAGACAGTTGGAAGACTATGGAAATGAAGAAACACACTATTATAAAAACACTCCATATGAAAAATGCATAGAAGAGTGCATAGGCAAAGCAATCCAGATTGTGAAAGGCGGTGGAGTAGATGCCAATTAAACCAGAAAATCGGAAAAGATATCCAGCAAACTGGAAAGACATACGAAAAGATATCCTTAAACGGGCAGACAATAAATGCGAATTTTGTGGAATTGAGAATTATGCTATCCGCGAAAATGGCTCAAAAGTTGTCCTGACAATAGCGCATTTAGACCATAAACCGGAAAATTGCGCTTACAGTAATCTTAGAGCGTTATGCCAGAGATGCCACAACAGATATGATGCAAAACACAGGGCAGAAACGAGAAGAAAGGCAGATGCGGTAGATGGCAATTAAACCGATTTTATTCAATGCAGAAATGGTTCGTGTGATTCTGGATGGGAGGAAGACTTGCACAAGGCGAATTTGCAAAGATGCCAATGAGTGTACTGTGCCGGATATGGATTTTTACAATGCCGACAAGAGAACTTATGCAGTACATAACTTTGCAGACCTGGAACATATAGAACAGTTAAGTACGACAGAGAGAACCTGCCCTATTTGTCCGGGAGATATACTGTACGTTAGGGAAACATGGGAGCGCTTTGAATGTTGGAATTGTGAAGGGGACGAAAGCGGAAGTTGCCCAAAAGAACCACAAAAAAGCGTTTTGGATAAAGTTTGCGGTTGCTATATGTATCGAGCAACAGATGAAATAAGTGGAGATGCAAAGTGGCACCCATCCATCCGCATGCCGAAAGAAGCGGCGCGTATCTGGCTTAAGGTTACGGATGTGAGAGTGGAGCGGTTGCAGGATATAACACCAAAGGGGGCAGAAAGCGAAGGTGTTGGAAACCTTTTCTATGATGATATCGGATACGGTGAAAAAAATTATGGAACAGAAGTAGACACAGAGTACGGGATTGCAAAGGAGCAATTTGCTTGGCTGTGGGAATCAACCATCAAGAAATCCGACCTTGACCGGTATGGTTGGGATGCAAATCCGTGGGTTTGGGTTATCGAATTTGAGCGGTGCGAGAAACCGGAAGGAGTGTGAGGTATGGCTAAAGCAGTATTGATTATGGATATGCCGGAACAGATATGCCAGAAATGCACATTGTGCTATGAGACAGAGAATGATGACGAATATCTGTGCTGTGCGACAGGGAAACTTGTACCAGACGGAGAAAAGCCGGATTGGTGCCCACTCCGGGAACTGCCAGAGAAATCAGCTCATCCAGAGCATTGCGACAATGGAAGGTTCGATGCAGGGTGGAACGGATGCTTAGATGCCATAGAGGGAGGTGCACATGGGAAAGAGCAGAGCGAGTAAGCTGAACGGCTACCGGAGTGCGGTAAGCCGGCAGAGAAACGATGTTTATAAGTTCAAGACCAAGAGAGGTAAGAAAAAATAGTGTAAAGCGCGATTGATGATAAGAAACAAATCTGTACCGAAAAAAATTTTTAGGGGCTTCTGACATATTAAAAGTGGATGCAATCAAAACATGTCACTTTTACGGGAGGAAAAAGATATGATGAAAGCCTTAATTATTAGCGTGGTTACAGATTTGGCGCGTGAACTTGTATGTGATCTGATTTTAAATTACATATCGGAAAAATTAAAGAAATAGTTTAGGGAAAGGAGCCGAGACTCTGGCCAGAGCCGACACACGCACCAGCAGACAGTGACGATGTCAAGGCGGGGCTGCTGAAGCCGTATGTGGGAGCATACACGCAGCTTGACTTTTCTCTTCCATGTCCGTCCATTTTTGATACGTCCGAGGAAATCAAAGAGAAATACGGGATCCGGGCGGTACGCCCACTGGCACCGAAGACGATGGAGAGAATAGCACGAGGACTGAAAAAGTTTGTACTCGATAATCCAGAACCATTTATTGTTCCTATTGGGTACGGGGAGAGGAAAGGGCAGGCACCTAGAGTTCACGACATCGAAAAGCCATTGCCGACTATTGTGGGGAGCGGAAAGCATTATCTGTGTGAGCCTAAATTGGCACCATACCTATCAGTAAACAGAGAAAACCATTTTGGAAGTG